CGCAAGAGGGTACTGATGAACAGAAAGACTGGTTTGTGGACGAGAGACCATCAGGCTGGAATTTTTATCCCGGAGGACGGGTTATTAAGGGGGTAGGGGGAATGGGGAGGTACGCAAAAGGTAGGGATGCTCCAAGGGACCCATTTAGCCCGCTCGGAAACATGAAGCGGGGTCTTTTAAATCAATTGTATGAAGCAAAAAATGAGTTTGGTGCAAGAGGTTGGGGGACCGGACACCTAAAAAACCTATACAAGATGCACTCCTCCGATAACCTTAATGGATACGGACCTAATGTGTGGGGGGATGCTTATTTGATGCAGCCGGGTATAGACACGCTGAGCCTGAATTATACATATAATAGAAGTCCAGGTGGCAGCGCAGGAATGAGGGGATATATTACCTCACCCAAAGCTTATATGAATACTTTTCTTGATGTGATGGCAGCGACTGGTGACCGCGCAGGGAGGGATAAATGGGAGTATCCAGGTTGGGACAGGAAAGACGAACCTAATGCTACGATAGGAGGATTTGGTTACGTTGGAGGGGGCAATTATGGTACCAATGCGTGGTACTGCGAGGAGTTGGGTCCGAGAGGTTTACACTCTAAATGCACCGGTGGAATGGCTGCTGGCTGTTATGGGAAGCGTGGATGGTGTCCCCCGGTTAGGTATCCTGGGTATTGCAAAAACAAGGACAGGGTGGTAGCGGGACCTTGGTGGACGCCACATGCACTGGAAAATAGTGAACCCTATCGAGAGAGACGGGAAAATTTTTGGGTTTCCCCAAATTGCAGAGGGACCGGGTGCCTGGACCCTCGCCAGGACCGCACCATACCCGGATATTGGCCAGATGAATGGAGAAAAAGGTATGACCCTATGCCCCTTCCCTGTTTGGACGGATTAACTTGGGAAGAGTTTAGTGATAACCCAAAGTATATTCCTTTAGTAATAAAGGACGTTCTTCGTCAAATGAGTTTTAAAGAGGGAATGTACGGAAAAGGAACTTTCGGTCTCCCTGATAGCACGAACCAATGGCGACAACTACCAGGATATAAACTGCGTACAGGAGAGTTGGCGATAAAAAGAGTTAATAGAAAACCCGTATCGGAGTTGGACAACTGGATTCCACCCGGAGAGAAACCTGAGAAATGGTGGGGACCATGGGGTTCAGAAGTATGGGATGAGCATTATATGCCACCCAAGGATTAACTATATAAGTATATGGGAAAAGAGTTCAAAGCCAACCATAAAAGGTTAGTTCCACCGAATCCTTCTAAGAGCGGAAGCTTGAGAATGTTCGACCTGGACAATGCCGATATTGATTTATTCAATATGGTTGACGATGAACTTATTCGCATATCAGGTTCCGAACTTTTCATATACAAATATGAAGTGGATGAGAACTTTGATGACGTCTTTGGCGAAAACCGCGTGAAGGCAATCAAACAGGAACCTATTCTCGTCGAAGGTCATTATGACCCTAGAGCCTTTGAGGAAAATTTGACCGAGTTTGGTATTGAGATGACCAACGACCAGTTGTTCACTTTTAATAAGTCATATATTGAAGCCAAGCTTGGTCGCCCTCTCATTGCAGGGGATATCATTCAACCTAGGTTCCAGAATGTATATTTCGACGTGTATGAAGTTCAGCAGGACGGTTTTGAGGTATACGGAGTATATCACTTAGTAGCGTCGGCTAGAGTCCTCCGTGATAAGCCTGAGATTCTCACAGACTCCGGTGGTTCGGCTGAGGCGGATATTTACGACCCACCAGAATGGAGCTAGTCTAACTAGACTAGGAATGACCGTTTCACGTGCCGCCGCCTTTCTTCTTGTGCGGGTGTAACTTTCCGTGAAGACGTTTCTTACGTTTTTTAATCTGCTTTTCGTCAACAGAAGGCATTGGGGAATCTCCATCTAACGAACCTTGTCCGTATACTTCCTCGGCATACATATCCTTTAACTGTTCCTTGGAGTAGACTTTTTTATCCATCTCGCGAGGGTCTAAGTAACCCCCTTCTGGCTCAGGACATAGCTTTGCAAGGTCATAGAGATTCATATCCTCTAAAGTACCACCTTTCTTATACTTCTTACGTTTTACCAAGTCTCCCGAAAACCACGACCGGTCCTTATTTTTTAGTTTCCAGGCGTTGTTGAAATCGAGACCGAAAGCACCTTTGGGAGCTCCCTGTATTACTCGGTCTTCTTCTAGTCTTTGTTTTCCCATACGGGACACCTTACCTTGGGGAACCGCATTAACCTTGCTCTCACCCTTAGGTTTCCTTTTGGCTTTATCCATCGCAATAGCGATAGCCTGCTTGTGGGGATATCCCTCGTCCCCCAATTTACTAATGTTGGAGGAAATGGCTTTTTGGGAAGAACCAGACTTGAGGGGCATTTAACCTTCTCCTCTTCTTCTTTGTAATCTTTTGTTTCCTTGAGCGGTTACAGGAGTATTCCCATGTTTCGCGACGTGCCTCTTGCGAAGCTCTTTAGCTCTATCAAAAGGGTTCTCATCAACATCAGGATTAAATTTTCCTAATTTTTTAGAGTCCTCAGGAGTCCACGTGGATTGTTCTTTTTTAACGTGTCCTAGCGCTTTGGCTACCCGAGCAGAGCTTTCCTTGGCTGCACTTGTGTCTTTTTGGATTCTAGAGAGTCTTTCTGAGGCTTTGTGTCCGTTATCTTCTTGGGATACGGATACCTTGCCCGTAGCTGGCGATTGAGAGGCATCGTGCTTTCTAATCCTCTCCTTTCTTTCTTTTTCAGCCCAGTCGGGTTGTTTGAGCGGTCTCTTTCCGTACGCGCTACGTCCGACCGTCTTTGTGGGTTGTCCCCCTTTTTGAGGGACACGGAACTCATCTACTTTTTTTTTACGCTCATCCTTCGAAACGATGGAATCGTCTCTCTTCTTAGCCATCTTTTTGAAAGTTTTGGCTAGAGCTTTGGCGCGACCTGTGCATCCTGGCTTAGTAATTGGAGTACACTTACCTTCCGTACCGCGACGCTTGATATCCGCTTCTGCACCTTGAATCCAGTTGGCATCTTTGGCTTCGTTCTTAGCTTTAATACTGTCATCACGCTTCTTAGCCATCTTCTTAAAGGTTTTGGCTAGAGCTTTAGCGCGACCTGTGCATCCAGGTTTAGTGATGGGAGTACATTTCCCTTCGGTTCCCCGACGCTTAATATCAGCTTCAGCGCCTTGAATCCAATTATCATCTTTCGCTTCTTGCCTCATTTTCTCGTGCGTAGGGGGTTTAATCTTAGGGCTGCGCTTGGCGAAGTGACTAAAAGTATTATTCTTCTTGGTTCCCTTTAAAGAGGTGAAGGTTCCTTTGTTTTTAGGAATTTGACCATCAGTCATGGAGTTGTACACCTGAGTGGACGCTCCGGTCGTTCTGCGAGGAGCGTTCGTCGTCATCTTCGAAGCTTCAGGGGTCTTGTTCATTGGAAGGTCCTCCATATCGTCTTCTTTTAACTTCTTGCGACGAGCTGCTTCTTTTTTAGCGGCAGGAGTGTTTGGCTTAATGCCCATCTTCGCGTAACCTCTCCCAACATTCTCGGAGAGTTTAACCCGTCCATCAAATAAATCATCTGATAGGAGGGGGTAGTGCTTAGGTTCTTCCGGACGTGCCATCCGAGCTTCAGTAATTAATCCGACTTTCTTCATAACTTTATATACTACTCACAATGTAAGTAACATATATAATATTGAGGTAAACTTAAACTATGGCTGACTTAACAATTCCCGGAACCATTGGATATGCCGCGACGGACCCTACGACGGATGTGGGAGGTAGCCGTAATCTCGTTACCAGTGGAAACTGCTCCGGTACCGCTTACACTCATCAACAGGATTTAACTGTTTATTACGAGATTACCACGGTATCCCAACCTGCGGGAACATGGTTGCCTACCGCTACTAGCGTTAGTGGTCTTAAATTATCTGTTTTTGGAAATACTACCGATTCTCTCGATTGGTTTTCCACAAGTGCTACCGACGGTAGCGGATGTGCTAACGCAGCCAACATGCGTCAAGGGCACAACTTTTCCATTTCTTCGACAACAGGCTCTGTGGGAATGGGGACTCAAGGTGCCATTTACACTACCTCGGCTGGAATAGAACGTAGGTGGACTCAGGTCGGGGATACAGAATCGAGTGATAATAGGATTTACCTAGACGCGTGGTATCCTTTAGGAGGATTAGCGGCGGACTGGAATAATAATGACACTCTGTCAGCAGCAGTTGCTCGTGCGGTGATAGGAAAAATCGTGGCTGGAGGTTTGCAATATTCGGAAGGAGGGGTTGCACCGCCCAAAACAGCGTCAGCGTGGACTGATATGGATTACAATTTGATGAATCTATAACCACCACAAGACAATTAAAAAACCCAGTAGGTTTTCACCTACTGGGTTTAGTCTTTTTAGGGGGACCATCCCCATAAAGAACAAATATTAAATATTAACCGAATAGCATAACGGATTCAGCGTCCTTTGCTTTAGGTACGATTATTCTAAGTAACCCATCCTTAAAGACAACGTTCGCCTTTTTAATATCATATTGTGCGTCAATCTTAATGGAAAAGTCTACATCTCTGTCACTAATTCCATGGTGGAGAAGCATCTGAGTTTTTAGGGTTTCCTCCTTCCTGGCTCGCACCGTGAATTGGTCGGCTCCCCCTACTACTGTAACTTCTTTTTCCTCATACCCTGCTAACGCAAACTCAAAATAGAGTTGGTTTTGGTCTTCCGACAGGTAGCAATTGCTAACCGGGTATTTCGGCATTCTGCAGCTTTCTTTTACTTGCTGCGGTTGTGGCTCATCAAAGCCGTAAGATAACTCTTGAAAGAGTTTATCAAAATGTGTAAAGTAATGATTCATGATTTTAAACCTCCTTGCGGACAGTTATAGAAGACTAATTATTTTTTTTGTTACGTCCTCTGTTTTATGGAGTTTGGTATTAACCCCACCGATTTCGACAATCAGGGGAATTCCTGCTTTGCCGAGTGCACCTTTATATAGTTGAGTAGCCTGACGCATTAGGTGCGCATGACGTGCAGAACCGGGAAC